GCTGTGGCTACAGGAGATTCCATTACTTGACCAAAAGGGCTAAAAGAGAGTTGAGTTTGTGGAGGCCCAACAAAAGCAGAGCTGGAAGCTTCTGCTTTTGTGATCTTTGGTAGCTGTTCTTGGTTGCCAAGAAGATCAGCAATCCAATTACCTAGCTCAGTGCCAGCGGTGTTAAGCGTATCACCAGCTGCTCCAAAGTAGTCCATAAAGTTTGGCTGCACTTGATCTTTATAAACGTTGTGCCTTTGTCTTTCTTGCTCTCTTGCTCGCACTCCTGCTTTGTCGCGAACAAAAAAGTTGTCTGGATTATTTGTAGTGTGCCCCACAAAAGCGTTAACCGGAAGTTGCTCTGCTCCTGGCTGTGGAGTGCTACCTACTGTGGCTTGAGGTTCTTGTGGTAGCTGATTCAGCATTGACACAAAATCAGTTGGAGAGAATTGATGCAAAGACTTTGCCTGTGGTGTGCTAGTTGAGAATCCGACAGGCTGGCCGTTTCTTGTTGCTACACTAACTGGACCAACGTCGTCACCGCCCCACTGTTGCTTTACTGAATGAGAAGACTGAGGCAGCATCTGGTGTAATTGCTTTTGTGCTTCCACAGCCTGCGCGCCTTGCTGTGCCATCCAAGGCAAACCACCTGCAGGCCGAAGCTCCTGTCCTAGCCTCTCATAACGCGCTTGCACGTTTGCACGATCCGGCCCGTGCGCTTCCAACCAATCCAACCCACTCGGGGCATTCATGTCCTTAAGCGTGCCGTCCATGTTCAACCGTGTGGACTTACCACCGTGATGACCAAGAAGCTGATTAAGCAATGGCTGCGTTTGTTGCAACACGCCTTGCATCTGCTGCATCACGCTCTGCTGAGGCGCAGCACCATTAAGCTCCTTCAGCCAAGCTTGTCCAGCTGGCTGCTTAAGGTTCTTTGGAATTAACTTGTCAATACTTTCTCCCATATCACATATGCCCTCCGGCTAGTTGTTCAATAGCTGCGCTTTCTTTTGGCAGCTTCCTACGCACATAATCTTTGCCAGCTTGCTCAACTCCGTAGTCGCCCAAGTTATAAAGCTTCTTGAGCATTAGCTTTACTTCCTCAGGCCCAAAGCCAGCACTTTGAGCTCCCATAACAGCTTGAGGTAAGCTCATCATTTGGTGATATAGCTGCTGCGACTGCATCTGCTCCCCGGCATGCTCATTGTCAAACTGCTGACCCATGATTTGCTGCCTAAGCATCTGTTGCTTGAGAGGACTCAGCTGCTGTGCTTCATCCATCTGCTGTGCTTGCCCAGCCAGCCCCATGAGCTGCCCAAGCATCTGCATTACTCCATTTTCTTGATTTCTCATAGTCCAAAGTTTTTACGCATTACACCAACCGTGTTAGGATGAAATCCTCCGAATTGTCCAAAAGGACTATTCTTGAGTCCAAAACCAGTCGTGACAGCACCAGAACTACTGCCTTGTCGCATCGGCGCTCCAGGCATTTGCTGCCCAGGCCGCTTTTTCTGATTCATTGGCGTGCCACCCATTTCAGGAGGTTCACCTCCAAAAGTTGTGTAGCCACCTAGTGGGTGTCCCCAGCGAGGATCATCTCCTGGAGAAAGTGTAGAGGTCATTCTCATATTATTTTATCTCCATCGAGGTCCATATTGCCATGCGACAAGCGTATGTCGCACACCTTTAGTTACAGGTTCCACGCAATGCTTTAGCAAGCTTGGAAAGATAACTAAATCGCCACAATTAAAAGGTTCATCAAGACTCTTGCGATCTAGCTTAAGCAATCCGCCTTCGTAGGCTTTCACATCGCTCATCATAAGCACAGCAGTAAGCTTCCTATCCCACACCATAGATCCAGGTTGCTCAATCCACCCAGAATCTTCATGCCATTGATGATAGCCAGCCTCTCCAGCTTGATACTCAGTAAGTTGTAAATTCCAAAAATCTGTGCAGTCTACCCCAAAATACTGCGCATTTGCTCGCAGCATGAAATTTCTCAGCCTAGCCACTACATCAGCAAGCACTGGACTACTTGCATCCAGCCATCTTACCTTACACCTGCGTGCGCTCTCAACCTTTACATCAGCTTTATCAGTCACAACTGTGCCTTCTTGCGCTTTATGCCTCAATCCCCAAGAAAGAATCTCCGCACACTCGGCAGGTGAAAAAGCCTGCGAAATCTTTGTCCAGTATTGCTTCATATCGTAACTACTTTAGCCTTGCCATTAAGCTGTGTCCAGTTATGCACGTGATTGAGATACTCTTCCCTACTAGCCTCTGGTGCATACCATCCAGCCAAATCTTTTCTCACACCAATCAACAAATCAAACTGACCATCCTGCGAGAAGAATCGAAAATAAGACTCAACAGCTTGAGCAAACGGAGCATTAGGTTTACTTCCAGCTGTCACAATCTCAAGCAAAAAAGCCTGCGGAGCCTCCACTACTGCAAACCTGCGATACGAGTCTCCCACAGGAATAATAGAGTCTTTCATCCCTGGAAGACCATCACTTCCAGGCAAACCATCAGACCCAGGATTGCCATCACTCCCAGGTAAACCTGGATCACCTGGCAAGCCATCACTTCCCGGAAGTCCCGGAAGTCCAGGCAATCCAGGATCTCCTGGAAGCCCAGGATCTCCTGGAAGCCCATCCATTCCATCTGCACCAGGCAATCCATCCATACCATCTGCACCTGGAAGTCCGTCCATACCATCTGCACCAGGAAGGCCATCAGCTCCAGGTAAGCCATCACTACCTGGAAGTCCATTACTCCCAGGTAAACCTGGTAATCCATTAGTTCCAGGCAAGCCATTTGTGCCGTTAGTTCCGTCCGCTCCAGCTACTCCTCTTCGTCCTCTTTCCCCATCCACTCCATTCTTCCCTCGGATAATCCCGCCACCAATCACATTAGCACGAGCACTCAGCCCATCTACTCCTCGTAGAATTGGACTATACATAAGCGATGAGCCATCAATAGCCATACTATTCTTCAAGCAAAAGACTCACAGGTGGAGGTTCAACCTCAATGATCTCACACGACCACACACCATCAGTGCGCTGTTGGCGAGCTGACAAAATATACGGAGCCCAGTCTTCAAACACCGTAGGCTCAAAGTGCCGCATCCCAGGCGTTGGCGCAAGCACCGCGCTTGTAGTGCCGCCAGCAAATGTTACATACGAATTACCATGACTTGGAATCCATATATCTCCATGCAAGCCTTCCATAGAATCTTGCGCACCGTTGAAATCCCACTCGACCACTCCAGGCACAGGCTGCACGTGCTCAAGGAACGATTCAGCAAAAGGAGTATGGTCGCTCAGATATCTCTTTACTGTGATCTTCGAATTATACACCAATCCCTTCTTCCACACCTTACGCATATACCACCGAGGTGCAGACACAATCACTTCTTGATGACTTGAATTGTAGTATGAACTCGATCGAGGGAATCTATCATCCCTCGTGGGCACAATAGCATAAATCACATTTGGCCATGGATGATCTATGTAGTCTACATATTCTTCAAATGCTGTAGTGCGTTCATTATCATTCTTCGGTTTTGCAAACTTAAACGCAGCCATGTTCTGTGCACTCGGTTCCACCTCGACAAACACATAACCTTGCCAAGCATCTGGGATTCTGCGCTTAATCGCCACATCCACATCACTTACCGGAGTCCCCAGCGCAGGGACCAATTCAGGAGTTTTCAACTCCTGCATCTGAATGTCCACTGCAATCCCAGGCTCCCTGGGATTCAATGTTTTAAAGAATCTAAAGCTCTCAGCCATTACGCATTAGAGTTAGTCACCCCTGCCACATAGTCATCCCAATAGAAACCAATCACCACAGCCGAAGCATCCTTAAAGATATGAGCAAATCTCTCTTTAGTCTCTTGCTTTGGAGCCACATGATTCAAAATATCATCCTCCGCCACAGGGCTTCCCGACAGCGGAGAATCATCAGACGTCCCAGCATCCGTGACAGCCAACCCAGTATCTCGATACATATTCCCCGGATATCCTGTCACTACCTCACGAGTATAAGTCGTGACCTGAGACACAGTCTCACGCTTATACCCACCTCGTCCGTTCAGCCTCACATAGTAATTCTGAGCCATAACTATCTAATTCCTCTTGGTTGTCTTCCTTGTTCAATCTGGAAACTATCCCACTGCACCAACAGATCAAGAGCTTGCTCCCTCAGCTTCTCCGGCGGCGATAAGTTCCCATCAAAATTTGGAGTAAATGTGCTAGTCAAGTAGTTTGTTTCGCAAACACAGGCCCACTGAAGATAGCTGGCACCGTGAGTGGTTATCCAATCAGTGTCTGTGTCTTGCGTGTAATCGTCCATCCAACGCACGCCATCAATGTAAAGAGTGGTAGTGTCTGATTGTGTGGGCTGTATGTGGATCTTTGTGCCGTCGATGTAAACTTCTGTCGGGCCTATGCGAAGCACCCGAAGGTATTGGTCGTCTGGATATCGCACCTCAGTCGAGAGATAGCGTCCACGCGCATTCCAGTTGCGTTCTTTCATCCACACGGCTAAGGACTTTTTGCCATGATGGTAGAGAGGAATCTCGCCATTTGGGTCTGCGAGATAAAATGTGATAAACTCTTTCAGAGCAACTGGTGTAGACGTGCCCTTGAGCACCGCTGTGCTGATGTCTACACCATTGGTGGGATCGACTTGAATCTGAGCGTTAACACGATTAGCGTTAAAATCGTGAAGTAGTTCTGCTTTTTTACGCGCATTGTTAAGCGCTACAAGCAAAAGGTCTACTCCATTGACAACAAAATCAGCAGGAGCTTTTTGCAAATATCCAGCTGCAACGGATTTAATTGTGCCAATGTCCATATCAAGTCGATCCCGTTAGAAGGTTTTACTTACCGCTGGTGGCTTTCGTGTTGCGATCGCCCAGCATACCCAGATTACCGTGTTGAGATGTGTAGCGCTCGAGCTTGTTGTCACCCGTGTCGTAGGGAGAATTCCCCGTGCGAGCTTCAAGCTGATTGGTTTGCTTTACGTCTTTCCCAGGCTTGGGATCAGAGTCTTCGAAGTTGAAGTAGGTCTTTGGCATTGTTAGATTCCTCGGATTGTGGTTTTGAATGTGCCACTATATGTGGCAGGAGCATTAGTGCCAGCTGCTTTGAGCAGTAGCTTAGTTTTGTCATAAGACGGAGAAGCCACGACAGTGATGCTGTCGTCAGACTTAACGAGCGGCGAAGCGGAGTGAATCTCAGTGAGATCAAACAAACTTGCAGCGATTGTGTCAGTGGCGTCACCCTGGCCTGTGAGCACGAGAGTGACTTGGCGGACTTTGATTTCTTTTCCGCCAAGTCCTTTCTCGAGCCAGTAGGCAGTCGGAGTGACAGCGCTAGAGGTGAGAGCAGCCATATTACGTAAGGATGCCGGTCAATCCGGTGATAAACATATGACGCTTAGGCATACGGACTTCAAAGCCACACTCAGTAAGCCATTCATCCTTGCGGTAGTCGGCATCTTGAGGTTGGCGGTTGGTCAGCAGCTCAGTGTCGCGACCTTCGAGGCAGTGGTAACCAAGGTCACCAAAGTCAAGAATCATCATGGAGTCCTGAAGTGCAGGGTCTTCCTTGAAGAGCGGGTGGGTTTTGAAGAGGAAGTCACCATGAACGGTGTGAACTTCTTTGATCTGGAGCCCATATGCGTCTTCCTTGCTCGTGAGATCACGGTTTGCAATGGACTTAGCACCCACCCACTTGTTGATCTTGGCGAGCACCTTGTCGCCGCACACTACGAGCTTCTGATATGTAGTGTCAGATTGCGACATAAAGGCTCGGCGAATGAGCTCTTCCCACTGATCAGATGTAATTGTGCCAATGTTGTTGTATACACGTTTTTCCGAGTAGGCATCATCCGTCCAGTCCACATTAGTGAGGTCATCACCACCTGGGCGATAGTTGAACAACCCGCCGTTAGTCGTGTTGCCCAAATCCCACTGCTGCAAGTAGTGGCGAATGCCACCAGTGAAGCGCACAGGAACAGTGTCACCATCAGCGTTAGTTGTAGTCGTTGTGCGAGACACACCAAACATCATGGCCTTTTCCATCTTCTCCATATGGCGAAGGGAGTTGTCCTTGACGCTCTTACGATACAAAGGCTTAGAGTCAAATGTCTGCCCCATTTTAAGTGATGTGCCAGTGAATGGACCAACTACAGTGCGGAAAATCTGCGTGTAGTTAGTGATCTTAATAGGCAATCCCGTGCGACCATCCGAGCGTGAGCGATCACCTTCAGCACTGGCAGTGCCAATGACCGAGATGTATTTGCCATTGTTAGTGGTGTCGGAGTTTTCAGCGGCAGTAGTGCCAAAAGCACTGTCCATCACTTGCAGCGTGAGCAGATTCTTACTCACATCATTAGCAGTCACCCAGCCCACAAGCTGAGCCTTATTGCTTCCACTTGCATACGCCACGTCGCGCACGTTCACAATGTCTCGCACGCGGAACTCGCTAGAGTCCACAATCGTGAGATACACCGTGCCGCCGGCAGCCACAGTAGCTTCAGCTGCTGCAGTTGCGCTTCCACTTCCAGCATTCGTAGCAAAAGGTCCTTTGCCGGATTCGCACGCAATAGTCTTACTACGCACGCTTTTCCATTGTTCCTCATGCCATCCGAATTCAGGGTCCGTAAGCTGCTCCATGTCATCCGTCAGGCTCAGCAGTCCCATCAAGGGAAACCGACCCGTAGGATAATCATAGAACACCTTACGACGAGCATTGAGCGCACGATTTGCTTCGAGCGCACTTGTTGTCATTAGTCCTAGTATAGCCATTGTCTTAGTTTGTTTTCTTTGTTTCTCTTGGGATTACGTCCCTAACGTTGCCACACGCTTACGTGCCCAAAACCTTTTGCCAGTTGGGCTTATTGCCTCCAGCACCGCCGCTAGAGCCGCCCGAGCCGCCGCCACTCATACCAGCCATTCGAGGCATTCCTGCCCGACCACCAGCACTAACAGCTGCGTTACCACGAAGCGAAAATTCAGGATTGTATTGCTTCACTTGAGCTTCGACCAAGCGAGCGATTGTTTTCTTAGTCTCCAGCAGTTGCTCTTGCTGAGTCGCGCCATTCGGACGCCATCCACTTGAGCGCAGATGATTCATCGCGCCGCGCACAAGAGCACCATAAGGTTTGAGCGCAGGCACAGACTTAACAACATCCGCTGCGAAAGCACTAGCGCGCTGCTCAGCGATCTGCTCTTGAAGCGGAGTCAACTGCGAGCGCACACCGTCAAGCTCACCCTTCAGCACCATTCCTGTGGCTGCATACAAGTGGTTGTAGATTCCACTGACAAGAGACTTAAGCGCTTCAGTCTGTTGCGGAGTTACACCCTCGCCAAAGAAAGCCTTAGCCACGTTCTCATCCGGCACAAACTTCTTCGTGAGCTTAGCAAATTCCTCTTCACTCAGCTGAGCCTCTTCTTGCATCTGCTGTGGCATCACCTGCTTCATTGCAGTAGCCATAGCTTGCGAGAGCACATTAGGATCAAACACACCAGGAGATTGAGTCTCCTTCCCCGTGCCATCTCCACCCTCGTTGCCACTCTCATCGTCAAAGAGAATTACTTCATCCTCAACCTCGGCACTTCCACCGCCACCAGAGAACTCTCCGGCCGGTGCCATCAACACTGAATTATGCCACATTTTCATTGCGATTTTCTGTTTCTTTACGTTTTTCCAAGATACTATTAGTTTGTGCAAGGGTGTCTTGGAACCACCTTTCTTGCGAAGAAATTAACGAACGTTTACCAATGTATTGCTCGCGCCCACTAAGAGACTTAAGATCAAGAGGAACTCCAGACAACAGTGTGGCATCTCCCAACTTAAGCGCTTCCTGCTGTTGGGATTCCCACAGCTTGCTCACTCCCAGCTCCAGGCACATTTCCAATCCCCGGCGCAGGCACTCCAACTCCTGGGTTTCCCATAACTGTGGGTCTGGTAAAGAATCTATCGACATTGCGCACTCCTCTTAGTTTTTGAATTGTCTCTACTGCTTTTTCCAAATCAAATCCACTTGCCATAGCCATCTCAGGATTCGAGATCATCACCGAGATAAGCTCTTGCAAACTCTGCGCTACGAATCCTTTTTCAGAGTTCATAGTTGAGTCAAACACAAGAAAATCTTCACAACCCACTAGCTCCCTTGGATCCTCCGGTGCAAACACCGGCCAAAGAGCAGCAACCTTTTCCGATTTCCCAAAGACCTTCTGATACGTTTGAAAACTAAACCCTTGGCGTTGATTGATCATGAGCTTCTTGCCAAGCGGACCAAGGCAAGAGTCCCACGCGACCGAGAGAATCATCTTCATTCGTGCAGCAGCGCCGGAGTTGGCCGCACGATTCTCAGTAGCTGAGCGTCTACCAGGAGCATATTGCCCCATAGCATTTTCATTCACGCCTGTGACAAACTGCATTGTGCGCAAGAGAGTGTCAGCATCACCAAAGTGATTGGTTGTGGTGTCGCGGATGTCTAGTTGATGCACAAGTGCACGAATGTCATTCACAGGAGCATTCTTTGTAAGATACACAATTGGACTACGAGACTCAAGCGATGCTACATCCACATAAGCAGGATGCACAACCATGTGAGAGTCAAGTGTGCGTCGCACAGACTCGATGCGAGAGTTGTAGAGCCATGTGACGGTTTCTTGCAAAAAGTGCACAGTGTCGCTTAGGCACTCGTTCAGCTTCGCCTCGCTGTCAGCACTGAATTGACCAATATCATAGTTCCATCCTCCATGCAGCGCAGCTGTGCGCTCGATGCCAATCAAGCGCTCATTTGCAATGCGGAATGTAAACATCACAGGATAGTTCTCACGCCCAAGGCCATACTTCTGAGGTGCAAGCATCGCATTGCCCTCACAGTAGATGCACATAAAGTCAGACTCATCAAGTCGTTGAGCAAAGCCACTTTCGACAAGCGAGAACCGATCGTATTGTTGCTCTTTGTAGGAGTTCTTTTCCAAACGCCTAACCCACTCAGTACCAGAGACGATGTTCTTGAGTTCAAGGGCTTTCACGTTTGTGATATGCCACTCGTCTTCGTCACCAATAAACGTGCCCTCTTGCCACCGAGTAAGCGGCATTCGCATATCAGGACGAATACGATACGGCGAGATGTTCCGCACACGATTGCCCTCATACGAGATAGCCTCGATCTCTTGCTCTGCTGCCGAAGTGAAAATTCCCATGTCATCAATCGACATAGGCGTAGCCACCTTGACTTGCTGCGTGTCTACTGTCCACCAATGTTTGATAGGTGCGCACCCAGTCCGTGCCATATCTAGCAGCCACTGATACAGTTTTGCATTCCACTGATTGTGAACAAGATCACGCTCAAGTCCGCGCTCGATAAGATCTGAAATGTCTTCATCCTCAGCACCACTTGCAGCCATTTCATAGAACGTTTCGTTCTGCTTCAAGAGCATAAAGCCGAAGCTGGCGAATGTTTGCACTTGCGCATAGCTCAGAGGCACTACAAACTTCTCAGGCTCATTAGCATCTGCAGCTTGAAGATCTTTCTCATCTCGAAGTCTATTGCCACGATACACAGAGATGTTTCTATCCCACTTCGTATAGCTCTTCGAAATCCCGCCTCGGCTGCGCTTAAGCAGCTTGCGAAATTCTTCTTGCAGCTTTAGCATTCCTGGATCAAGATCCTTTTGCTTCAGCCTAGCTTTGATTGAGTCTTCTAGCATAGATATCGTGAAGCAGTAGAACGTTTTTTGACAGCCTTATGCGTAGGTAGCGAGAAATCAATCGCATTCTCTTCCCTACGAGGCTGAATGATCTTAAGCGGCTTAGTCATGTCCATCCATGAGAGCCCTGTGAGCACTAAGCGATGAAGATTTTCCATCATGTGATCAGGGGCCTTAGAGTCAGGCTTTTCCGTTTCAATATCCCACACGTAGCGATCAAATTCATACAAAGTCTCAGCCAAACTTTCGTGGAAATACACCATAGGAGTTCCCTGAGCATCTCTCGCGCGCAAGAGCTCTCCCGTGCGCAGAATACCTTCCATCATGGCTTTACTCCCCGGACTGACAGGAATCCCATGCTGCGTGAATTCATCTGCCATCGTGCGGCCATTGATAGGATTCGGTGTCCACGCCAACGGGTCACACACAGCCTGGCAGAGCGCAAGCTGCTTAGTGTGAAGATCTCGTATATCAACAAAACTAAGCTTCGACTTGATCATCTGGCACAGCTCATCAATATGAAACTTCTGCCAAATCTCAGCAAAGAAATACGTATATCCATACGGACTTGTTGCTGAGAACAACACAGCCATAGGAATCTTTGGATGAGGGTCAATCGCACAGCGAATCGCCCACGTCTCCGGTGGCGTAGTTGGACTAGTCCATCCATGAGGCGTAGCACTATACACGTGCAACTCACGATCAAACTCCCTATGAATAATCCCAGCCAGCATCTTAGGCCTTCCATGAATGCGGCTCTCCAGCTCGTGGGCAGGAACGTCACGCATGAAATCCGCCAAGGCCTCGCGCGTCAAGGTCGGATTGTCCATTGAGCTACCAGTCATCACCCAATAGTCTTTCTGTTCCACGTTATCGAAAGTTTGCCCCTCATCAAACTCTCTACGCCCCTGCCCACGAGGAATAAAATAATCGTTAATCCAAAGCTCAGTGATCGGAGTGCACATGAACCACGCAGAACCTCTGCGATCCACAAGTCCGCGCGAGTAAGCTGCCCACATTTCCTTAGGCATAGGTTCATCAACATGCACAAAGTCCCAGTCACTAGACTCATGTCCCATCGGGTTGGACTTAAAGCTCTTGACAGTGTCAATGCACAGCGCACTTACTCCTCCCCACTTAGACTTGATAAGGATCTTGCAAATATGCCCAGACTGATTCTTCTCCACATCCACATAAGCGCTCCGAGGTAAGAGTTTGAAAAACTTCCCCATAGACTCACCTTCATCCTGCGAGGTAAAGATTTCTGCAGCCTTATCCCAATCTTGCACAATTAGCACACCCTTGACACTGCGCCCAGGAATACCAACATAACGCTTCGGATCATACTCGTCATACCAGATCCTCTCACCCATGCACCAAGCGATGTCTTCAGCCGCACCCGCAGTGGACTTACCCCATCGATTCCCAGTCCGCACATACCTTCTCCGTTTGCCTCCAGCCGCGTGGAACTTATCCTGCTTTGCGTGCGGCGTGTAATACAACAAGCCATTTTCCTTTTTCAGTGCAGCCTGTCTTTCCAACGCCTGCTTCAACTCTCTCAAGCGCGACAACTCATTCAGATCCAAACCTTCAGTTTGGTCTGTTTGAGAAGTAAACACCTGTAGAGAGTCGGACATTAAATGGCTGAGCGAACGTGAGTGATGCGGGAGATTGGGAATGGTGAGATGCAGACTTTGTCGGACTGATTACCGCCGAGGCAGAAAACTGTGTCGCCTTCAATGTGGTCGATGAGTGTGACGTGGTTACCTCCTTGACGAGACATGACTGCAGTCATGCCTTTGAACCAGTTAGAAGGGTTGAGGGAAACTGCACGCCCCCAAGTAGCCCAAGAGGCTGCGCGATAGTGAGCAGGTGGAACACCTGTGCCTGTGATGAGACCGATGTGACCACGAAAGCAGCCACACCAAGCAATAGAGCCATCGATGTCACGCACATCGTCTTTGAGCCAAGAAGCTGCTTCATCAATGAATTTGATGATAGTTGGGTTAGAACCAGGGCCTGGGATTTCCGAGACTCCAATGTATTTGGCGGCTTCAGAATGAATAAGGAGATTTGTGTTCATCGCTCAGCTTGGAAAAGCTCAAAGAAAATGTCTGAGAAAAACTGCAGCACGTTCTTACTCGGTGGAGACTTAGTGACTTTGGTTGTGACTACTTTGCCGTCAGGGCTGGTCGTTGTAGTTTCAGTCACTGAGCTGCACGAGGCCAGAGTAGCAAAAGCAAAAAGAAGAAATGTATGTTTCATGGTCTGTCTCCGTGGGCACGTTTAGCTTCAGTTGCAACAAGTGAAAGGGAAGTTTTGAGTTCGTAGAGAGCTGATTGAAGCCCAGAGCTTGCTGCAGTTTGTTCTTTGATTAACGTGATAAGCACTTGGTTCTGCTCTTTGAGGTCTTCATACACTCTTACGATGCCTGCCACACAAAGAGCGGCAATTAGTATTCCACTGCCGAAGCGTCCCACGGCCCAAATGAGTAAGCCCGACCAAGTATTAGGGACATCCACAATAGCTGGTGTGTCTGCCTGCGCGAGAGAATGCACGGTGTCTTTGCTCATAAGAAGTGCTTATACAGGAGTTTCAATTTCAGCTTGGTTCATGGATTAATATTGGTAGGCGTTGGAAGCACTGGGCAATGAGTCGCCTGTGGCATTGGTTGCTGTAATCAGGACGCGGTAGTAGTAACCGGCCTGCAATCCAGCTACCGGGAGTGACGCTGACGTGACGCCCAAGTCACTCCATGGGTCGATGATGTTCGCGCCCTCTTGCCACTGATAACTCGTGCCGGTGATGGTCGGCGGATTGGCGTAGAGCCATACAGGATTGGTCGTGATGACAATTTCATCAGCGGCTATATCAATGACGGCGGGAACACTTTCAACCGGCACCCACAGTGCCGCTGGCGTGATGTTGTTGGAGCTGGGGGCAAAATCACTGCCCGCTCCGTTGGTCGCGGTCTCAACTAGATAGATCGCCTGATCCGCATCCTGTTCCGTGAAGACATACGTCGTGCCTGTTGCGCCGACGATCGGTTCTGCGTTGCGATACCACTGATATGTCAACAGTGCGGCGGGATCACTCCACACGCCAGGCGCGGACACCGAGCACGAATCGCCTACCAGTGAGTTGGCTTGGTCAAGTGAGATCGAACACGGCGTGACATTAGTAGGCGGCGCAAGCGGCACCGAAGCACCACTCACGCTCGCCTTTAGAGAAGCTGTAAGCCCAAGAGGCATTAAGCAACAGTTACAACATTTTTGCTCTCCACATACCACTTACCTTCGTAAGCTACCAGGGTGATGCTGGCACCAATGTATGCTCCACACGTGGCAGTGTTCTTTGCACCACCAGTTACACCATCATGGATAAGCCCCGTGGCTGTGATCACATGCTGATAAGCCGTAGTGGAGATAAACGTAATTCGTGTGCCGTTCTGCGCACTCGTAGGTGCAGCCAGAGTGAAAGCACTCGCACTACCCTTAGTCATCGCGACCACACCATTTGCAATCGGCACAGCATGCGTGGTGTCAGGATTCACACTCACTGGCTGCGCGAGAAATTCCTCACGAGTCATGGTGGATTGCTTATTGTCTGCAGTTACACTCGTGTCAATCACAGGCACAAGATCACTTGCGCTAACAGTTTGTCTATCGAGAACAGGAAGAGCCATAATCAGTTTGCTTTAGTTGTGCACGGAGTTAGCTAATATATACGAGCCCGGTGCCGCTCGTTGCCACAAATTTTGAAAAACCTAAGTAGTAGAGACCAGGAATGAGAGTCTTGCCGAAGATAGTCGAGTCACCATCGTAGCCTGGGGCAAAAACACTGGTGTTACTAATCACTGTATCAGTAACCACTTGCACCGCATACACCTTATACGAAGGCTTATTCGTGCGTGTCAGTGTAGGCTCATTCGAGTCATACCACCTACTTCCAGCTTCACCAAAGTCTCTAATGTCCGACATAAGTCACGTTTTGAGTAATATTGTTTTGCACCACCTGAGTGCCAGAAAGACGCTCGATTTCTCTTTTAAGATTTTCTGCCTCAACTTTAGGATCAATTGGACCAGAATTTAGTTTCTGAGTGTTTACGAATTGAACAGGACGGCCAAGCACACGATCAAGGATTTCTCGGTTGGCATTGAGCTTGACCGTTTCGGAGTTGGC